CACAAACAGAAGACTTACGAAAAGCAAGCTGTGTCTGTTTGGAATAAATTACAGGGCTAAAATTACCATTAGGTAAACTATTATACCCCGCTGCACGAGTAAAAGCCATTTTATCTCTCCTTTTTCTCGTAACTTGTGTATAAAAACCACAAGCATAACAGACGCTAACTTACAATTGTCTAACAGAGGCTATTCTTTTAGGGTGCATTAATTAATATATTTGGCCTAACATATTAATAACGGGCCTAAAGTAAATAGGTAAGTCATTAAGATAATAGTAGTTGCATAACTTAGTTTAACGTATGAGTAGTCCTACATTAATAGGAGGTCATATAATTATATTATGTAGTTATATTAATTTATTCACGTTTGTCAAGGATTATCTTGCTGATCCTGAAATATCATAAATAAATTTATTTGTTTGTATAGCTTCCATAATAGCATCTTGATGTTTTTCATATTCATCAGATGACATTTCTTGTACACTAGATTCCCTAAGATAATCTACTGTTTCATCAGATTGAGGACGACTACGTACTGGTTGTGTAGATACAGCAAAAGCAGCATCCTCATTATTTTTCTTTTTATTAGCTTTAATACCTTTATCAGATTTATATAAATCAATTGCTCTGGATGCAGCTAAAGCATCTACATCATTTTCATATAAAGCATCTTGAATCCACTTAGGTTGTTCTTCCGCCCACTCGTGAAATGCATCATCACTACGTATAGTATCAAAATCGGGATGCATTTGCATTAACTGCGCTTCCGCTTTATTACGCTCTGCATCTTCCTGCATTTCATCTATTTCTTGTATGCGGTCTTTTAATCCTTGTGATTGTTCTTGTGCTTTCCTTATCGCTATTGTTTCAATAATACCTGCTACATCTGGATATTGATTTGCCCATTCTTCTATTTCTTTTTCAGATTTAGGTAACTTTATTGCTTCTTTAGTAGTAACATCTAATTGTTTTTCTAGTTGTTTAATCTTTGCTTGTAGATCATCTGTTTGTTTTTGAGTATGCCTACGTAAATCACCGTATCTCTTTTTAAATGTTTTCTCTTCAGCAGATTTAGGAACCTCCTCTACTTGCTCCTCTTCTTTTTCATTTGAATCATTTTGTTCAGCAAGTAATTCTTTTAATTCCTCTTCTTCTTTTTCAATCTTATCTTGATTAGAATTTGGTTTCCGTACAAAAGTCTTCTTAGGTATCTCTTTAACTTCATCTAATTCAGGCATTATAAATCTCCTTTACCGGGGCCACCGTAGCTGTATAAATACAGGGGATGAGTAGCCAGCGTATTGGCGTATGTTTAACGTGTTGCCAATCCACGTCTGCGTGTAGATATTCCTTCAGGTGCGCGTAATTTAGCTAATCCATTTACTATTTCAGGAAATACTTTACGTAAAATTCTTGCTTCTTCTGTTCCTGAAAATCTACGTATAACATCTTTTTCATCTACAGGAAGGTCCATGTAGTTTTTTTGTGCATTTGATTGAATTTCAGAAATAACATCACTTTTTTTCATTTGTTTAACTCCATTTTATTCCTTTAGTAGCTAATCCTAACTTTATCATTAGCCAAATATATATACCTGTTATATCTATTTCATACCATTTTCGACTAAAGCTATATGTCCAAGGTTCAGCATGATGATTATTATGCCAAGCATCTCCCCAAGCAAAAGGAAACCACCATATATTTTTAGAATCATCTTTAGTTTTATATCTCGTATAACCCCAATTTTTATGTGTAACCCAATTATTTGCAGTACTAACCCATACTTGAATAGTAGCGGGAATCGCCCATGCCCACCAAAATAATAAAGGATCAATTAAATATAATAATGCTGCCCAACTAAAAACTACACCATGATAATACCTATAAAGAAATATATAAAATTTATTTCTTAACATATGTCTATGTGGTCTTTCCGGTTTACTCATATTGTACTCACTAAGTAAAACTTTATAACCACTATATTTAGGCGAATGTGGATCGTATTCTGTATCTGCATATTTATGATGTGTAAGATGAAGAGCTACCCAATTAATCGGACTAGATGTTAACCCAAAACATGCCATAGTCGCACTAATATATTCTAATACTTTACAAGGTATCCAACTTTCATGCGTAAGGGAACGATGATATAATGCAGTAATTCCCATACATCCCTGAATAAAATACATAAGTATTGCTAAGTATAAGTACATTATATCAGGAAATGGTTGTACTATTAAGTATAATATTACTATAAAAGAAATAGTAAGCTGCGTAAGTTTCAGTGCTTTAGGAGTTGAAACTAATAAATTTTTTATTTTATCAAATTGGATATCCATCCAATACTCCTAAATAATGGACGTATACTATATTTAGAACTAATCCTAAATAATTTTTGTTTATAATTTAATTCCTTTTTATTTTCTATACTATTATAATACCCAGTTAAAAATTTAGCAAAATAAGTAATTGGCTTATTTTTACCTACAAGTTTTGTCCATTTAGGAACAACTATATCATAACCTTGCATTAAATACGGATCATTTCTACGCAATCCTATACCATATTTTTTAAGAGAATTAAAATGTGAAGTTGTAATTAAACCAGCATTATATGTAGCGGTACATACATGTGTGCCACCGGGGCCATTGCCATTGCCATCAGCATCGCCAGAAGTGTCTCCCTGATCACCAATACCGCCTAACTCGCCCGTGGGATCACCTGCTACGCCTGATGGGCCAGTACTTGTTCCAGTACCAGAAGTATCTCCTGAAGCATCGGGGGATACCGATGAACCAGTTTCTTGAGCCTGTGCGACAGATAAGTCATCGACAGCGGTTGGAGCGCCAATGAAACCCGGATTCTCTTGCGCTTGAGCCTCCGCCGCCTCTTCTGCTTCTTCCGCTGCTGCTTCTGCTGCCGCTTCGGGAGATTCCGCAAATCCTCTGCCCAGACTAAAATCACCTCTTCCTCGACCCGTCACGGCAGAGAAAAAGTCAGATAGATTACTAAATTCTCCAGCAAAATTAGGATCGTCGGTTCCGGCGTCGGATGGATCACCACCTTCTAATTCTTCTCGTCGCTCTTCTCTTTCTTCTGCCCGACGATCAGGTGTAGCATCTGCTCTAGTATCGGGTTCAAAAGGAGTGGCATTAGGATTATCTGGATCAAACCTCTGGAAGCCTTCCGGTGCCTCAAATGTTTGCCTACCATTAAGAACAGGAATTTGAATAACTCGTCCCTCTGCATTCCTAAAGAAATTAAAGGAAGTCGTACCTGCAGAAGCTGTACCAAAACTAGGTAATGTGGGAAGTGCGCCGGGGGCAGTAGTACCCGGAACAGTTAAATTTGTAGTAGGTTGAGCAGGATTAACACCAGCTAATGTTGAACCAGCAGTAGTTGGGGTAGTAATCTGTGCTACATTTGCTGGAGCAAGTGTTGGTTGAGCAGTAGTTTGAGGTTGCCCCGTAACAGGATCAAGAGTATTTATAAATTGGGTTTGTGGATTCGGTAAAAAAGAAGTATTAGGAATAGTTTGTTGAGTAGAAGGATTAACAATACCGCCTGTTTGATATTGTGGAACTCCTTGTTGCATGGGCATTCCACCATATTGAGCCGAAGGTTGTTCTTGTGGCATATCATCTTCGATATATTCCATATCAACTACAGAGAAAGGCATACCGCCGGGATTAAACATGGCATCATTAGGAATACTAGCCTCATCTGGATTTCCCAACTGACCCATAGCTTCCATTTTTTTATAGCCCATTTTAGCTTCGTCTTTCATAGCCATTAATTTTTCAACGCCAAAATAGCGAGTTTCTGCTTCCGAAAAAAACATTTCCCCCGGACTTACATTTACTTGCTGGTCGTCTCGTACCCCTTCTTGAGTTCCACCTAGAGGAATTTCGTTGCCAGAAACAGGATCAGTACCTCCCCCTTCTTGCATTAATCCCATATTATCTTCTTCTTCAAACATACTCATTTGATCATTTAAAGCCATTATTTATTCCCCAATACATTTTGTCTTAAATCTTTAAGATGTTTTAATAATTCAATAGCACCTTGAGCTTTATATAAAGCTACATGCTCTTGAGATTGCTCCAAAACTTTATGCTGCTGTTCAACTAAAAAATCTAAGTAATTACTTAAATTAACCCACTGGCGGTTGTTGTTGAACAGGGGATGGAGCTTGACCCACAGTTCCTCCTGCTTGTTCATTACCTGTAAATCCTTGTTCTTGTGGTGCAGGTGCCTGCCCAGTACCTATCGCTCCTCCACCTGTACCTGCTGTATCTTGCGGGTTCATGCCGGGAGGAACTTGTTGTGGTTGTTGAGGTTGCTGTGGTTGAGTAGCCTGAAATTGTTTAAGAAGCTCTGCTTGTATAGATGCCTCTTCCATGCTATTCGTAACTTTTTCAGGATCAAGGTCCATAGATTTTGCAATCTCAGCAATGATATAATGAAACTTAGCAAAGGGAGCTAAGGCAGGATTACTTGCAACACCTAAGAATTGCATTAACCTCTGGCTTCTAACTTCATTTGCCATTAAGCTTTCAGTTCCACGAGCCTTAACTTCTAAGTCTCCTCTAAGTTCAGGATCAAAATCAAACTGCATATTAAACTGAAAGAAACCTTCACCTAACGGATGTAACAAATAATCATCTACATTTTTAATAACATTTTTAATTGCACCAGACGCAGCATTCATTAACATACTAATGCCACTTGCTGTTCTACCTGTTCCAGCTACACCTGTTTGACCATGTGCAAAAGAAGGAAAGCCTGTACTTTCATCTGCAAGCTGTCGAGCCTTATCAAATAATTGTAAATTCTCATTAGATACATTTGGAAACTTAGTACCAAATATAGCTTGTCCCGGTGCCCCACCTTGCCGCCTAAATATCTTACCGGGATATACAGATAAATCTTGTCCCGGCACTAGATTAGTCTCGTCAACCTCTATAATTAAATTACCTGATAATACAGCATTATCTACAGACATACGCATAAAGCCATTCATAAGAGATTGTGTATCTTCCATATTCTCTGCAATACCTACACCAAAGAAACTGTATGGATTTAGTTCATAAGGAACAGCCATATAAGGAATACGCACAGGTTTAAAGGGATTTATTACAAGCCTAATTATCTTATCTTGACATAACCATATATTAGCTTGTACTTGATCTGCATCATTAAATTCTTTAGGTAAATCTACCTCTTCTGAATCAAGATAATCTTTATCTAAAATACCCCAATACTCTAATACTTCAAACCTATTAACATCGTGATGAAGTTCATAATCTGCTAAATCATCTTCCCATGATTCTTTTATATAAGACTCCCCCATCTTAATACATTCTTCAATAACTTTATCCCTAAAGAAGGGCCTACGTTTTAAAGCACGTAATTGTGTTCTACTTAACTTATGTCGCTCAACTACATACTGAGCTTCATCCATATTATTTGCATCTGGGTCTGGATAAAAATTCCACACACTTACATGATTAAGTTGTGGTATTACTTTTATTCTTGGATTATATTCACCTTCTTCTGACCAATCTGGATATTCTTTATTAACCGCAAATGGACCTTTAATAATACCTGTTCCAAATAAAGCCATCTCAAAAGCTGTACTACGAAGATGTTTGGAAGCATTGCTTTCTTCAAGCTGATCCATAATCTTTTTTTCCATCTTCTTAGCAGCTACCATAGCAGGACTAAATGTAGCAGCAGAAGGAGTAGCACCTATACCTTCTTTAACATCGATACCTTCTAGTTTATCTTCTAATGGACCTAATTCTAAATTATTAACAGTTGCACCGGGAGCTAATTCATTTCCATCATCTCTATACCCATAAGGATTGGTAAGTTCTTTTAATTGTTCTGGTTCCTTTGGATCAAAAGTTACATTTGCGGTAACTCCTTCAGGAAGAGTAGTAGGTTCAATACTTAAAGGAAACTTTTGACCAGCAAAAAGTACATCTACAATCTGACCATAAGCAGCTAATGTTTTAGTTTTAGTAACCTTAATAAAGACACGTGATCTTTCTGCCTCTGTAAATTGAACCTCTTGACCATACAATCCTCTGTAATTACGATAAGAATTTAACCATCGCTCTTCATCTGTGTCACGAAAATCTTTTGCACGAGAGAACCTATCCTGTACAAATCTAACAAGGGGGCTACTATTTACATCTTCTTCCATCGAAGAAGTACGAACATCTTCCATAGCCATTCCTTGATCTTCGATTATTACATTATCTTCATCTTCGGCCATTTAATTTTCCTTAATACCCAAATGTTGCATCAGCAGGTGTATATTCTTTAGTTAATAAACTAGCGTCAAAATCAAATATATTAAATCTTGGTCTTGTCATTACGCCATATCGTAATGCATCATATAAATGATCTTCCGATTTTGTATCTACATCTTCTGGATTATTCTTATCAAGTGGTACAGCAGGTAACTGTGATATAAGATTTACACAATTACTAAAAAGCACTAATCTTGGTTTCTCTGTAAACTCATCAATCTGTAAACGTCTGTGTATTTCATTTTTACCAGATATCCTACTACCCTTACTTCTATCTGAAGGACGCCATCTACATCCTCTCATAATCATTTGTTCAGCTAGGCTAGGTCCAGTATCACCTCTTTTATGCCACAGAGAACTATCTAATACTCCGTACTTAATTGTTCCATCTTCTTGTTCTATATCTAAAATCATATCTGCCAAATCAGCAGCTAAAACTTTAGATACATATAGTTCTCTATAAATAATTAGTTGTTCATCTGGTGCTACAGCAAACCAAACTACTGCACTATATGAACCATAACCATAATCACATGCTCTAAACTTAACCCAATTAGAAGGAATATTAAAAGGTTCAACTACATGTATTTCTCTATTAAACTCTGTAAATGCTGCGCCTTCTTTTATATCCCAGTCGCCATTTAATAACTGTCGCCGTTGTTGTTCTGGTAGAGAAAGAAGCATTGCTTCATAATCACCAGACTCTGATAGATAAGGATTATCTGCTAATATAGCAGGTATAAACTTACGTCTAAATAAAGCATCTCCCTCTTTACTATGCCCTTCAGGATAAAGCATTGGCTGACCAGTTTCAATATCGGTAGCACTAAATGCTCTATTTGGTACAGCAGGATCAATAAACATTTTCTTAACCCAGCTATGCCCCCTACCTCCGGGGTTAGTAGTTGCCCTCATATAGATAGGCAAATCAGGAGCAGTGGATCGTAGACGAGATCGCATGTAATTCCATGCAAATGGAGAAGCCCATTGTGTCAACTCATCAAAGCCTATCCAGCTAAATGCCAGACCCTGATACCTAGCTACGTCCTCATCTCTA